TCAACAAATTTGCAGAAGTAAACTTTTGCCATTAGCGTGGTAACATTTGTAGCTTAACATGAGACATGAACTCCGCTTTGACAGAGTCGTTATGGAACAAGCCATGTACAACGCACGTCTGTGTAAGACTCGAGTGAGCCATAACTCCACGGTTTTCCATGCAACCATGCGTAGCTTGAACGTAGACTGCACAGTTTTCCGTGTCAGTAGCTCTCATGATCTCTTTTGCGATTTGATTAGCGAGGTCTTCTTGCAGTGTACCGCGACGTGCACACCACTGTGCAATACGTGCATACTTTGAAAGACCAATCACTTCACCTGTAGGGATGATACCAATAATGGCAGTACCCTTAACAGGTTGATGGTGATGTGAACACATAGACACTAGTTCAGCACGGACGACCAGCATCCCTTCAAACCTATCAGGGCCCTCGTTAGGAAACGCTGTAGCAGTAGGACGTGGCTCGTAACGACCAGCCATTAGCTCATAAACGTACATCTTTGCAAGACGACGAGCGGTGTCGTGAGAGTTAGGATCATTGTCAGTATCAATCACGAGCGAATGAAGAACACCTTGGAACTTAGCCGTAAGCTCATCAACAAGAGCGGGAAGCTCTTGCTCACTAACAAACTCAGAAATGTTATCACTGGCCCAGAAACGCTTGTTTGCGTTCTTAAGGCGTTCGCGGATAAGCGTTGAGAGGTACTTGCCCTCCTGTGGTTGTTCGGTATACTGTTCTTGTTCTGCTTTTGGCATATCAATCATTTTTTAAGTGGTTTAGGAGGAAATGTTGGAAAAGTGCCCCATGGAGCTTTCAAATGAGATGGTACAGTATCTGGGCCGCCTTGGTCAACCCAGATCTTTGATATTACCGTTCGAGGATTACCATCAACGAGGTCATAACGTACAAGAAAGTCTTCATAATCATAAACACCATCCGGTACCCAAGGAAACTGCTTAAAAGGCATTGTAATATCTTTCACGGAATTCAGGTTGATGATAAGGACAGTAGTTGTCAACGAACTTGTAATCGTACTGTAAGCGATAACCTAAGCGGCCAGGTCGACTTCCAACACGTCTGTGAAGAGTCACGGAGTTGTCAAACATAACAAGATCATTATCTTGCTGATACCAATGGTCAAACACATTCTTTTCAGCAATGACCTCTCTATCAATCAAATCAAATATATCCTTACTTTGTTCTTCTGTCAAGCCCTTGATCTTCCACATATTATGCTTCGGATAATGCAACCCTTTGAGGCCTCCAGGACTTGTAATCACAAGCGGTACCTCAGCACCATCTGTAGGACAGAAGTTTTGTTTGATGCGGAGCTGGAATTTAGGATCTTCCATCTCAAGTTTGTTTATTGCTCCAGGTTGGAACTTATAAACAACAATCATCTCATCAAACTCTGAACGGATACTATCAGGTAATGAGTTATAAAAGTCAACCGTTTGAGCAAACCCTGTTGCACTATCTTTCATTTCTTTTACACCAAGCAAGCAAGCACCAGGTGTAAAGTTAATAATACTTCCTTCATTTGAGTGCCAACCTACATCACCGACACCAAACGAACCTCTATAATTTCCCTTTTCATCCTGTTCAGCACTTATACGATACAGATCACCCGTCTTTGTTTTTTCGATTGTATGTTCTCGTGTTTCAACTTGATATGCATCATCTGTATCTAGCTTGCCACGTTTATACAATTTGTACAAGTCCAACATTGTGTGGACATTGTACTTCTTAAGAAGAATGTTAGTACCGTTATAACGTATGTTACCAACGCGCTCAGCCCATGCTCTATACATTTCAATGGGAAGATTGACATTGCGAAGGACCGTCACAAGGCCTTGGAGATGGAGGTCATGTATAGCTTTAACCTCATCATCACTCATGTTAATAAAATCTACATCATCAACATAATGACCAAAGTTGCCAAATCCGTTGATCTTTGTTATCTTCATTACACATCCTCAAAAAGATTTTCATTCCATTCACGATGTCCTTCACGGTAGGCCATGTTACTTTGTGTCTCACGAACTTCTACACGGAAGCACCACAAACGTTCTGCCTCTCCCGGGCCCCAGTAGTCTGGAATGTAAACGCCATTGACGTATTTGTACAGCTGATCAGCAAGCCCCTCGCAACCTAGCTTCGGAAGGATTGTTAGTTTAGCTAACTTCTTTTCCTGTAGCTTGAGATATGTGTCTAGCTCTGGATCATCCTCAGCAACTAGTAACGTGTGATCAAACTGATCCTCGAGTACATTTTTCAACTCCTTGAGGCCACCATAATCCGCTGCCCAGTTCCGTGCATCCAGATCATCTGTCCCAAAGTAGAACTTCATTGAAAAACTATAACCATGAATCAGGTTACAATGACTATCTGCGCGCCACTGTCTGTATGCGCAGGGAAAGGAGTCGTGATATTCTTTTGTGCTGACATATTTGTATTGACGCGCTGATCTCCACGTCGTGGTTGTGTAATCTTCTTTATTTTCCATAAATATATCCCATGACATTTTACGTTCCCATTGTGTTTCCCCAAATGTGTACATGCACACGTGAGGAATAGTTATAACCGCGCTTGAATGCTTCTGTAGCTATGTGCGCCTCTCCAATATAACCAGCTTCGGTTCCTTTCTGAGCTTCAAGTGTTGCACCAACACCCATAACCCAAACAGGATATGTCACGCCTGCATCACGGAACAGAGCTACTGTTTCTTCTAGCTCGTTCCAAGATTCTTCTGTACCATTCACAACAAACTTCAATTGTCCATTCCGTGAAAGGTTTTCATATGTTTTCACTATCTCTGGCTTGATAGCATCTTCCGGCTTCTCGCCAGACGTTCTCCACAGCTTTGGAGAAACAGAAAAGAATACCTCACCTGGGTATTCACTAAAGTAGTTCGCAAACTCACTCGTTAGAGGTTGTGTACCGTTCGTTTCCCATGTCACGTATAGAGGGAAGTCACCCTCTGTAGCAAACTGATCAATAATACCAATAGCAGCTTCCTGAGCATGCTTCATCAGTGGCTCGCCACCTGTAAAGCACATATGCTGCATTGTGCCGTCTTGTTTATTGAAGCGACCCTCGGGATTAGAAGGATGATACATCGACTGACGAATACGATTGCAGATTTCAGCCGCAGTATGTTTGTGTTGTAGATGTTTAAACTTCGCTGACCAAGAGTATGACGAGTCACATCCATATTTCCACACAGGAAGATCTTCCAGACGTCTGATATCCTCTACTTTAATTTCCTTGTAAGGCAAAACGTATGTTGAAGGGTCTGTTGGATCCTTCTGACCAAACCCATCACATTGCAGATTGCAAAGAAAGAATCTTAGCCAAGCTGTAGGTCGACCCGTGTAGTGACCCTCACCTTGGATAGAGTGAAAGATCTCGCTGTATGCAATCTTTTTATCAGACATTCTTTTTTCCTAGTTCATCATTAACACGCAAGACATTTTCCCAGAACCCTCTATTGAAGGCAACCTTATCTAAACACTTTAGATCTTTAGGCAGGCAATGACCAGCAAAACCAAAGCCATGTTCCCCAGGAACCTGTAAATGACCTGGCCCAACACGAACATCAGCAGCGACGCCTTTTCTGACAACTTCATAATCAGCTCCGTAAGTTTGACATGCTTCATACATCATATTAGCATACACCACCTTCAATGCTAAGCCAGCATTCTGGTGCAGCTTAATAAGAGCGCTTTCTTCCAATGTACAGAAATGCCACATCTCTTCATGGCCATATCCGTTATCAACAAGCCACTTCCCAAATGGAACAGTCAGCTTTTGTTTACCACCAAGAACAAGAATCCAAGGCTTATCCAAATACACATCATCACCCTGCTTCATAAACTCGGGGAAGTGAATAATGTTAAGATTAGGATATTGGATTGCCCACGACCGTAGGAATACTGGTGATACAGTACATCTAATAGCAATAGTTCCTGTGAACGCAGCTTCTTTTAAAGTCTGTAGGCACTCACTGATTGCTTGATGATCATAAGGACCATCGACTAATGACGATACACAAATGATTGCAATATCATACTTGGTGAAATCTGTAATCGTGTGACCTTTGTATGGGTCATGAAAGTCTGCGTTGGTCTTTAAAGTAAGATCGGTTGCCATGCCGACCTTACCTTTGCCAAAAATAACTACGTTCATACTATACCTTTCGCTTCGGCTTTTTTAACTAGTCTATCAAGCTCTTTCTTTTTTCGAAGAGCTCTTTCAAGATGAATCTTGTTTGCTTGTTTAGTATACATTATTCCATTGAGATGGTCAAGCTCATGAAGGAAGCAGCGAGCTGTCATACCATCAAGAACTTTTGTAACGACATTTTGATTTGGTTCTATGTAACGAACCTTAATCCGGCGTGGTCGTTTGACCTTCAGAAACAAGTGCGGTATCGAAAGACAACCCTCTTCAAGAACAATTGTTTCATTTGATTCATCTACAATACGCGGATTAAAACAAACAATACCTGGAACAGCATACAGCGCAAATGCTCTGTACGGTAACCCAACCTGCGGTGCTGCAAGACCCAGCCCCTTGTTCTCTACCATTGTTTCATAGAGATCCTTGGCTAGCTGAATTGGATCGACAGGGGGATTGGAAAAGTCAAACGGTTCGGTTACTGTATGTAATACGGGGTGATTTGAATCGACTAATTTAAGTATCATGTTTCAACCATTGTGCTAAAGTTTTTCTGCTTTTGGAATTTCAATACACGCTCGAACTTGTCAAGATAAGCATCCGTCTTATGTGAGATAACAAAAACGTTGTTACCTTCAGTGACGGATTGCAAGATCTTCAACAGCTCTTCATTACCTTGTGTATCGAGAGAGCCATCAAACACTTCATCCAATATCAGTAAGTTTGTACTGGCACTGTTGCGTAGCTTTGCAACGGCACGCCATGTAAACAGTAGTGCCAGGTCGATCCTTGACTTCTCACCTTCGCTGAATGACGCATAACTAAACTCATCTCTAAATCGCGACTTAATTGTTTCCTCAAAGTTCTCATTGAGCTCAAAGTTAACAAAGAAATCCATAGCCGCCAAATACTTATTAATCAATTTGTTGATTACAGGAATGTATTGACGAATAATCTTTGTTTTTATACCCGCATCCTTCAAAAGGATACCAGCTACCTCAAGAACAGCTCTATCGTTGATCAGTTGCTCTTTTCCACCTTTTAAGGTACTTAAAGTTTGTTTATGTACCTTTAAAGTGTCTTTAGCCCCATCAAACTGTTTTGTTTCAGTTAGCTGGTCGAGTTCGGTCTTGATGGATTGAATAAACTGCTCGAGCTGGGCCGACCTAATTTGATGCGTATGCGCTTCGGTTTGTTTATTAGAGATGACAGCGAGTGTGGATGAGATATCAGAGAGTCTGGTATTAAGACGGTCCAGTTCTTCTGTAACCTTTTGTTCACCCTGTTCAATTTCAGTAAGTTTCGCGTTTGCTTCTTCAATGATATGCGACTTGTGTTCGACAACAATCCCTTGACGACAAGTTGGACAGTCGTGATTGGCATGGAAGAATTCGATCTCTTTGAGTATTGAATCGCGGCGGTTGCGAATCTGTCTTGCCAATGTGCCGACTTTCTCCAGCCGGGACCGTACCTTGTCTTGATCAGCAATAGTACTTGATAGTTCGGTAATCTCGCGTAATAGTTTAGTTGTTTGTTCACCAACATCATTCACCTGCTTAACATAATCACTGATCTGTGTCATCTTCTGCTTTTTCAAAGCATCGTTGTTTTGTTCAAGTGTCTGAAGATGCGCAGCTTCAATTTCAATCTTATCTTCTGTACCTGCAATCCTATAATCAATATCAAGGATTGCTTCCTTATTTGTTACAATCTTTCCCTTCAATAAAGTATTCATTGTTGTGAATACCTGTATGTCAAGAAGATCTTCGATCACCTCGCGACGAGGTTGTGCAGCAAGTTGCATGAACGGTACAAATGAAGCACTACCTAAAACAACAACTTGAGAAAACGTTTTGTGACTTAGTTTAAGAATATGACGTTCAAGCATTTCTTGAAAGTCGTTTGCTGAGGCATCTTGATTGAGTGATGTGCCATCAACGATAATTTCAAACACGTTTGGCTTAGCACCACGTCTGACGAGATAATGTTTTGCGCCAATATTAAACTCACACTCAACTAACAACTGCTTACCGTTGATAGAGTTAATTAGCTGGCCTTTGTTTACTTTACGGAAAGGCTTACCGTAAAGAGCAAACGACAGTGCATCAAGTATCGTAGACTTACCTGCACCATTTTCTCCCACAATTAAAGTCTGATTGTGTGTATTAAGAGAAATCTCTGTGAACGTGTTACCTGTGCTTAGAAGGTTCTTCCAACGTATTACTTTGAAAATAATCATTCGACGGTTAATGCTTCGTTATACAATGCTATCATCAATGTTTCTAGTTGCTTTTTATCGACTGGTGAGTCGAGCTGATTAACAAACTTTGTAAGGATGGTGAGCGTATCTTCTGCGTCACTTGTAATGTCGCCATCATCAATAGCATCCATATGAAAATGATCATCAACAACCTGAACATTATAAACACCAGCCTTCTCTAATTTGTCCACAAACATATCAAAGCAGTACGGATTAGTTTTGTTACGGACAATCAATTTGACAAAGGTCTCATTGTACTTGTTAAAATCAATATTGACAACATCGCTAACTTGTTTATCAAGATCATCGTAATGAATCTTGTGAAACATTGAAAATGGATTTGGTACAAACGTTAACTCTCTTGTATCCGTATCAAATACATGAAACCCTTTTTGGTCATCGTAATCCGACCACGTCATCTCATACGGTGTTCCAAGATAGTGAATGTTACCATGAGAGGAGCGATGATGGAAGTGACCAGAGTAAACAGCTTCAAAGTTTTCAAACAGCTTCTTTGTTGTACCACCTTGATGTACAGTACCTTTATACATCTCGAAACCATCAATCTCAAAATGTCCCACAACGTGTGTTGCGTTTGTTTCTGCAAGCGTCGTTGTAATATGTTGATTGTTATCCTCACACCACCACGGTACTAAAAGAAACGGGACGTCTTCAAACATTACATCCGTGCAATGGTGTACGGGTGTTATATTATGATACCCATCCAGTAACAACTCAAGTGAGTTGACGTTGTTTGTATCTTTGAAATATGTATCATGGTTACCAACTAACATCCACGTTTGGTAATCTTTATTCAATCGCTCAAAAAAGTATTCACGGCTTTGCTTCAGTGAATTAAAGTTAATATACTTCCGCCTATCAAATACATCTCCCAACTGTACTATGTGGAGTATGTTATGTTGTTCAAGGTACGGAAAGAACACCTCTTCGTAAAACTTTCGGAAGTGCTTATGGAAAGCAGGACTATCGTTTCTTGCACCTATATGTGTGTCACCCAGTAGCGCTATCTTCATCTTGTTCCTCATCATCTAAAAACACTTCAAGGCCTTTTTTACGTTTGACCTTTTTCTTGTTCATATTATCTTCAAAAGCTTTGATGAAGTCAGAAACGTTCTCGCTATCAAAATCTGTCACAGCAAAGGGAAGATCATTCTCGTCTAACTCAACAAGTTCGTTGAACACCATACTATTTTCAGCGGTCTTGTGCTTGATGTATACCTGCTTCTTTTCCTTTTGAATGCGCCTGAGGAATGCGTAGTAGATGATCTGTGTAAAGTAAGCAAACGGATTGTCTGACTTGCTTGGATCAAAATTATTGAAATAAGATATACAGTTCTCAATACCATCACTTATCATTTCCTCGCGATATGAGTAATTGATAAAATTAGGTTTTGTAGATAAACGCTTTGCAATCTGTAAAATACATTCACCCACGTAATTGGGTATTGGTGGCGGCTCTCTATTTTCCGCCTCCGCTATTGCAATTTGGTTTTTGTGTTCAACAATAACAGCAAACAGCTGTTTGTTATCAACATAATGTGTTGCCATTTAGTTTACTGGTGCTCCATCAACTGGCATCATTTCAAGTAGCTTTTTCAATTGCTCATCTTGAGCAGATTCTTGTGCGGCTGAAAGACTTTCCAACTCACCATCGATCATCTGCTGATGCTCCCCATAATAATATTTAACGTTGCTATCATAAACCTTACGGAATGAATCCCTCACACTGTGTTGAGAGATTATATGTTCGCGTAAAATTTGCGCTGTGGTATCCTCACCAAACAAACAGTACCGTATGAATGATGCTGTAGGTGTAGAACCCATGTAGTAACGATAGTTGATCTGCAGGGGATTGTCAACAGTTATTTGACCAGTTGACGTCTCAGACACCACACCTACAATCTCATTTCCGCTAATTAGCTTTATGATCTTAATCATTGGTTCTCCCTTAACTGTATTGAGTATGTTTTGTAATCAAACTTCTCTTGATTATACATCTGTATACGTTCAGAGAAATGCTTAATTGTATGATTACGATATGACTTCCAAGAAAGATCATCTGCAATATCGTAAAGAACAGCTTCTGTCTTTTCGTTGTTTGTCCGTAATCCTCTACCAATTGATTGAAGAACTCGAACACGGGATTTACTAGGACTTCCAAACACTACATTATGTAGGTTCTTGATATTAGTGCCTGTTGCAAAAGTTTTGTAAGAAGCAACAACAATCACATTTGTGTTTACTTCAACATACTTGCGAATCTCTTCTCTCTCTTCACCTTCCACACCACCATAAACAAAAAACACTTCTCTATCCGGTACTTCTGCTTTAATCATTTGCTGTAGCATTTTACCATGATCAATGTTGTTAAACAACAACAAAGTATTTTTTGGCAGCGAAGCAACTAGCTTTGCTATGAATTGGCTTCTCGATTGTTTCCTCAACAAATACAACAACTCTTCTTTGTAGAGTGGTCTAGGTTTGCGGCTAGCGAATGCTTGACGTATTTGATCTGGATAGGAAAGAACGATTGCTTTGATATTCATCTGTGCAACGGTTTTCTGTTCCATCAACTCTGCTGTTGTTGTTACTACCTCTACAGGTCCAAACAATCCTTCCAGGACTAGCTTGTTTGTTTGAGAGCCATCAAGCGTTCCAGTGAAACCAAACCGATACTCGCACTTTGTAAGGTTCTCCATGATCTGAACGAGACACTTTGCTTTAAACGTATGTGCCTCATCACCTATCACGCAACCGTAGTTATCAAACCATTTTGGTGGCAGTTTGTATATGCTCTGCCATGTTGTTATAGTTATATGGGCGTCTGTACTCTTTTCCTGACCGGAGAATATTTTATGGATTAGATCAGGAGGGCAGCCGTAGTCTTCAAAGTCACTTGCCATCTGATGGACAAGACCTGTAGTAGGTACAATAATCAATACCTTTTTATCAATCAGGTATGTTGTTAGCAGGTAAATGATCAGAGACTTACCAGATGCAGTTGGAGATACAAGCACGCCTCTTTTTTTTCTCACCGCATGAACAAACGACTCTAATTGATAGTCACGAGGCTGCAATGTTAGCTCAATATCTTTTACATGCTGCTCTGCTGCAGCAAGCGGGAATACATTTTCCCCAAAGTCGGATAGATTGGTATAGGTAACTTCATACCCTCTATCCTTAGCAAACAACTTTACCTTTTCTAATAGACCAACGTAGAGTGTTTGCCGCATCAAATGGAATAGACGAATCTTACCGTCCCACATCTTATTTTTGTATGCAGGACTAAAACGTGCTCCAGGAACTGTAAACGTGAAGTATTCGTTTAGCTCGTGTGCAATACTTGATTCGCAGTGTAACTTAATATGAACATCATTGAATTTTGTTACACGTATTATGTCCGTCATCCACCTACCTTGAATCGCTCCCAGTCGATTGCATTCTTAATCAAAAAACCACGGTTAGTTATTGTTTTGATTGCTGACTCAAGAAAAGAGAGCTTTTGTTTTTGTATATCAATTTTGATTTGTATTGTTTGCAAATCACTATCACTGTCAATATATGTAGGTAGATCTTGTTTGAGGATTCTCAATGGGTTAGGATCCCACTGTTGCTGCTTGAGCGTCTCTTCGTCTAAAATACCCATGTAGTACTCATGCTTCAGCTTGTACATATTTTTATAGTCGTACTCATACTTCTTTAACAATAGAGCTTCTTCTACCATTATTTTATAGTACTTGTGATGCAGCATGGGAATACGAAGGCTCTCTGCACCAAGCTCTGTATTATCAATCTTTGAGTCTCTATACCAAGACTCCATAATATCATCAATTTTCATTTCATTATGTTATTGTTTCAATGTCGAATCGTCGATTTGCAAAAGCTACCGTAGCTGTTAAGTATGCAACATCAGCAGATGTACTATCAAACTTTAGTTCAGAAAGGTCAACAGGGAAGCAATCATAAAAGTTTACTTGCATGTTTGGATTCATTGCACTGGTCATAACCAGTAGAGATATATCGGAGAAGACTCCTTCACCCGTTGTAAGATTGACACCGGCAATGCTGTTATATTGTGCAAAGTTATCCGGGAAACCAATTGCACGCAACCATGCATAGATTTCGAGGTAGTTTTTCATATCCTCATCAACCTTGAACGTAACAAGAAGATTGCCGTACGTTAGACGCGTTCCTGGAAAT